GACGGTGGTGGTGGTCTGGCCCAACCTCCGCATCCCGAAGTCAACAGCGGCCGCCAGGGCAGTGGAGATGACGGCGTCCTCGTTGACATCGGGCTGCAACCGCAGCAGGGTGCGGACCTCAGGGAGCTTGGGCCAGGCCGACATCAGACGAAGGTGTAGCCATTGGTGACGGTGACGTTGCCCCTGGGGTTGGCTACCACGACATTGACCGCCCCGGCTGCGTGGGCCGGGGTGGTGACGGTGATGGACCCGTCGTTGACGACAGAGAAGGCTGTCCCAGCCGTGCCCCCGAAAGTGACCCCAGTGCTGCCGGTGAGGCCCTCGCCGACCAGGTTGACGACGGTGCCGCCCGCTATAGGGCCCGTGGTGGGATTGATCGAGTCCACTCCTGGCGTGGCGGCCAGGCTGCCCCACTGGTCCTTGCGGACGTAGAGCCGCTGGGTGGGCGTGGCGCCCTGCGGGTACTGATCGAGCTTCCACGACCCCGGCAGAGCCAGGGCCGTGGCAACGTCGGTGGCGGGGGCGTTGGAGGTAGCAATCCCCCACGACCCCGCAGGCTTGAGCGTCCAGGCCACTACTTGGATTTGGCGGCCGGGGCGGCAGGTGGAGGCTCTTCGGCCAGAGCTTCGGCCTCAAGCATGGTCGGCATCCCGGCTGGGGCCGTCAGCGGCACGATGGCGGTAGCGCCCAGGGTGCCGTAGGCCACGTAGCCGCCGTAGGCCACCTGCACACCCAGAATGGACGGCTCGATGACCGACAGCAGGCCAATCACTTCTTCATAGACCTCGTAGAGGGCCGAAGCGCCGATCATGCAGGTTCCAGCGGCGAAGGTCGGAACGACGATGCGGGGCAGTCCCAGCAGGTCACCACGGAAGGCGGCCAGCGAACTACCGCCGATGTCCTGGGAGTCCATGGCGTCGCCGCCGACAGCAGAGTCAGGCGGTAACACCACCCGAGCCACATCGACCAGTGAGCCGAGTGCAGCCCACACATCGAGCGAACACCAGATGCGGTCGGGCATCATGAACCCGGCCTGATAAGCATGCATGGCGGCGGTGTAGAGGGCCAGCGTCCAGCCCTTGAGATCGTTGGTAGCGACGACTACCGGGGTGGCCGTCGAGGCGGCCTTGAAGGCGGCGGCTACGGCAGTCTCGGTCTGCACCGAGTACACCTGGGCCAGATCCTTGACCAAGATGTCCCAGGCGGCCGGGGAGGTCCAGTCGATGTCCTGGCGGGAGATGTCCACGGTGCCGCCGTAGGTGCCCTTGGTGAAGGTGACCGGGGCGACGGTCATCTTCTGGGACGGCAGTTGGGTTTTCTCGCCGGCCTGCACGCCCACCGTGGTATGGACGGTGATCTTGGGCCGGGTGAAGGTGGTGCCCGGAATACCGCCCAGTCCCTTGGCTCCACCCAGCGAAGAGATGAGTGGCCGGTTGGCGTCGATCAGGCTGACCACCGGACCCACGATGGGCGTGGGCAGGATGCCCGGAGTATCTGAGGTCTTCTGATCGGCCACGGCTCTCGACTGCTGGATGCGGGCCATGGCCTGCTGGTCAGGAGCGCCCCGATCCAGGATGCCGTAGGCCCTGAGATAGTCCACCAGGAACGCTCCAGGGCTGTGGTGGGCGGCCCGGTCGGAAAGGGAGTCCATGCGACGAGGCTCGGCCGGAAGGCGATCAACACGGGCCGGCAGTTGGCTCAGAGTCTCACGGTGATCGCCACGGAGAGCTTCAAAGGACTCCAGGGGCTGGATCTGGGCATCGAGTTCGCTGATGCGTTGGCGGGCGGCTTCAAGAAGCCCTCGTTCGGCGTCCACCAGGTCACGACCATCTACCTGGGCCAGGATCGAGTCCATGACGTTGATCTGCTCGGCTCGCTGCTCACGCAGACGTTCCAGTACGGCGTTCATGCTTCACCTCCGGGGTGAAATCGAGAGAGTTTGGCGAGGCGGGAGGCTGGTCGCCTTGCTGTCCCGATCCCGGTGGAACTCAGATGGGCGGCTCCTGGAAGCATCACTTACGGGCGATGCGCTCGTAAGTGAGTTCCGGGGAGTGCCCGGTCTGGTCCCGGCCGTCGAGGCGGGCAGGCCGCTGTTCTGTCGCTGGCGGAATGGTAAGCCCTGCGCCCGGTCAGAGCAAGCACTGGATCGTTAAGAGAGATGCTCTCTTATCTGGGGTGGTGAGGAAGGCACGTTCAGGTGGCACAAATGTGCCACCTGAACTAGGCCGTACTCCCAAGGCCACCAACTGGTCAAGTTCAGGTGTTCCAAATGGAACACCTGAACCAGGCCGTCGCCACACCCTCATGGTGGATTTTCTACATCTACGTCCGCAGCCGGTCGAGTTCCCGCCGCCAACGATCAACATCGAGTTCAGGCAGGAACTTGATGCGAGCCGCTCGGGTGTAGACGGTGGCGTGGCGCACACTGTCCACCTGGGCGTCGGCGAAGGCCGGGGTGGGCGTCAGGCTGACCTCTAGCAAGCGGCTCTCCAGCCGGGTTACACGGTCCTTGTGGTCGCTGCCGAGATCGGGGTTCCACTCCCCATCATCGAGGAGTTCCCACTGGCTCCTGATGGGCTGGAAGCCGATGGACAGGCCGGTGAGCATGCCGTCGTTGGCCGCCTTGGCCGCCCGTTGCGCCTCTGCTGAATCCTCCATCTGCCACACGCCATCGAGGCCACCATCGTCGTGGCGCCACGAATGGGCCTTGCCGATGGGGAAGGACTTGTTGTCGTGGAACAGCAGCAACGGCAGGGCCCTGCCGGTGCCCGCCTTGGTGGAGCCTTTGAACGATCCCGAGCGGTGAGTCTCCACGAACCACCCAATGTCGGCCGGGGTGTCGTAGGGGACAGCCCTGCCCTCCAGGAAGTTGAACCTGCCGTTGGCGCCCACCGCCTGGGCCTGGCGCAGGACGAAGCTGGTTTCCTCGATGCGGTCCTGGGGCTGGTTGCCGTCCGGGCCAGGCTTGGTAGCCGTCGCCAGCAGGGTCGTGGTCATGGCACTCCTTGGTCACCGGGCTGAGGCTGGCCGGAATCGATGGGCACCTGCTCAGGCACCGGCTGGATCTGGGTGGGATCACCGCCACCGGCTGAGGGCAGAGCCAGGTAGTCGGCTGCCTGAGCGGGAGTGAGGATCTGGGCTGCCACCAGGGTGGCGAGAGCGGTGGCCGTGGTGGGCAGATCGTCCCGCAGAAGCTGGTTGCGGTCGAAGCGGATGGTGGTGCCACGGGGCAGCCAGGCGTTGCTCCAGACATCCTCAAAGTCCACGATCACCGGTTCGATGGAGGTGCGGAGGATCTGCTGATATTGCGGGCCAGCCGTTTTATAGGTCAGAGAAGACCCCGGAGAAGATAGCCAATAGGCGTCCAGATTAAAAATGTTGGAAATGTCGATGAGGCTCATATGACGGGCCTCGATTAACTGGGTATCGCTGGGACTCCAACCGATGGGAACGATCTGAGTTCCGAACGGGACTATGGCTGGCTCACGGATCGGGCCGCCGAAGAGCGAGTTCCAGTTTTCTTTGGCTTCCTTGGCCTGGTCTGGGGTGAGGTTGCCGGTCGGAGCGATCACCGCCACGGAGGGAACACCGCCACTGTTCAGGGCATTGCGCTCGTATTGCTCCTCCATCGCCACCCGGTCGAGGGACATCAAAAACTCTTCAACTACACCGACACCCCTGACCGGATAGAACCGGTCGGCCCCTCGCTTGACGTGGATGACATCGTCATAGGGGAGGACGGCGCCCCGGAAGGTGTACTGGACCGACCCGAAGTCGGGTGGCATCCAGGAGATGTAGGTCCAGGTGGCGGGTAGCCAGGCCACCGTCAACGGCCAACCATCAGCCCCACGGGATGTCACCAGGCTGATGGCGTTGCCATTGAGCAAATAATCTTCCACCGACACCTGGACAAACCAACTGCGAGCGTTATCGGGATCGGGACGGGAGCAGATACGAGGCCGGGGCAGGGGCTGCCTGCCCCGATAAGCGTCCATGGGCATCTGCTTGGTCATGCCCCCGTACAACTGGAGCGCCCGAGCCACGCCGGGGATCTGGCGGGCGGTCTGGCTGTCGAAGACGTAGGCCGGTGGGTTGAAGAGGCCGGTCGGGGGCGGCAGCAACCCCCCGCTGCCGTCACGCAGACCTGGGCGGCCAGGCGTCCAGGTGGTCATCACCGACACGGCCCCCATGCTCCCACGTCCTGGTTGTGGTCACAACTATCGTGTGGTAATGGCCGGCAGAGCCATCTCCCACCGCTGGAGTCCATGGAGGGGCCGGGATCAACTCATGGAGATATGGGAAGATCTTCCGATAACGCTTCCGGGGAGCCGACTCAGTAGATCTTGAAGTCGCCGATCACGGCGGGAGCATGGTCGAGGGCCCACAGGCTGACGGTGGCGGCCGTGAGGCTGGCGATGGACCCGGCTGACTGGCGCCGACCCCAGCCCCAGGCGTCCCGGATTGCCCTCCGTACGGCGCTGGCAGCCGCTGCATCGAGGGCAGGGTGCGGTCGGTACCTCACGGCCGGTGGAGAGGCGCACAGAGCCTCCAGGAGGCTGGCGCAGGCCGCCACGTAGTCCCCGGTCTTGAGGCCGACAAGCTCCAGCCCGTTCCGGGTCAGTACGTCGGCGATGTCGGGGGTAGGACCGGCCTGGTCGTAGGCCACGATGCTGGGACGCCACCGCTCAACGAGTTGGGCGACTCTCTCGGCCAGCCAGCCAGTACCTGGCCGGTGGTCAGCGACCTCCAGGTGAGCCAGCCCGGTGGCGTCCCGCCAACACATCACCACGGCGCCGTCCGATCTGTCCACGGCGGCATCGAAGCCCAGCGCCACCTGACCCACCTGGGGAAGCTCGGATGGATCTTCGGCCGCCCGTCGCCAGGCTTCCACCGGGATCACCCGGCTGGCGACCTGCTGCCAGCGGTTCCCATACGCCCTGGCGAACTCGTCGGGGCCGAACTGGTCCAGCGCCGACTGCATGGACTCCTTGGAGATGGTCCTGCCGTAGGCCGGGTGGTAGAGGGCCCAGCTATCGGGATCGCAGGGATCGAGATGATCCGGGCAACTCCACTCAAAGTAGGCCACCCCGGAGTCACGACCAGAGCGCACGGCCGCTCGCCCCGCCTCGACGGTGCCATGCCACCAGGTGGAGTTGGCGGTGCCGGCCGTGGACACCTTCCAGGTCTGGGCGTTGGGCCGGGTCGCCATGGTGGGCACGATGCCCTGGTCGATGGCCTGGCCCTGCATCTGGTCGAAGGCCCAGCACTCGTCCACGGTGACCAGGTCGCTGATCTTGGAGTGCAGGCCAGTCTCGTTGGGTGGATAGGGCCGGATCATGCCCCCCGAGCGCCGCCAGCGAAT